GCAGCAGTTTGTAAGTTTTGGAATACTATGATGGATGAGTGGATTGAAGCCGAACAAACACCTAAAAAGAAAAATGCCTCAAAAAAAAGAAAGACAAAATAAGGTAGATGTAGTTAAAGACTTCATTGATATTTGTGGAGTTGAATTAGAAAAGCGATTTGGTCAATCACCAACTTGTAAGGATATGATACGACATCTTGTTGAGAGAGGTATAATAGACCCTAAGAGAGTAAGAAACTATATGATTATTGCTGACTTTGATAGAATGTTAGTAGGAAACAAAGGTAGTAGAACTTACACTTGGATGGACTTATCTATTAAATATAATATAAGTGAAAGTCAAGCCCAGAACATAGTTTACAAGGAAAGAAAGAAGGCAATCCCATCTAATAATATCACACATTAAAAGTTTTGTAAGAAAATTAGGTAAAATTAATTTCTTTTAATTATATTTTTGCAACTATGAACGAAAAATGGTATAACATTCAAAACAAGGCAGGTGAAACTGCTGACATTTATATCTTTGATGAAATAGGAACTTATGGCATAACTGCACAAGAGTTCATTACTGACATTAAAGGATTAAAAGATATGCCTATCAATTTACGCATTAACAGTTTAGGTGGAGATGTATTTGATGGTATGGCAATGTATAATGTAATCAAAAGGAGAGAGGCTAAGACTACAGTTTATATTGAGGGTATAGCAGCAAGTATTGCTACTATTATTGCTCTTGGTGCTGATGAGGTTGTAATGGCAGAAAACTCTTTATTTATGATACATAACGCTTGGGGTGGAACAATGGGTGAGTCAAAAGATATGAGAAAGACTGCAGATACTCTTGATAAAATCACAAGTGAACTTACAGACATTTATAGAAAAAAGACAGGATTATCTTATGATGCTCTTACTCAGATGATGGATGAAGAAACTTGGTTAAATGCTAATGAGGCATACGAATTAGGTTTTATTGACACTATCTCTGATTCTATTAAAGTGGCTGCAAAGTATGATGTTTCTAAGTTTAAGAACATCACACAAGAAGAAATACAAAATAAATTAAGTATTAATATAAATAACAAAAAAATGACTAACGAGTTAAAAGAATGGTTTAACAACAAAGTTGAGGAGATTGTTACTGCTGTAAAAGGTGATGTAAAAGTTTCTGAAGATGTTGCTGAACAAACAGCGATAACTGTTAATCTAGGAGATAATGATGAAATCATGAATAAGATTTCTGAGTTTGAAACTGGTAACATTGAATTATCAAACAAAATTTCTTTGTTAGAGGAAGAATTAGTTGCTTCAAAAGGAACTAACGAAACTTTAACAGTAGAAGTTGAAGCGTTAAACGCAAAAATCAACAAAGCAGATGCTAAAGGTACTAAAATTGTAACTGAAGCAGACCCTGTAGTAGTTGAAAACAAGACAGAAGATGCTAATGCAGGTTTTTACAATGCAATAGCAGAAAGACTTAAAAACAAATTTAATAATTAAAAAAATAAAAAAAAATGGCAACAGGAAATGTAGCAAATAATGGTGGTATCGCAACTTATAGCGGTGCTAACCTAAACGAATTGTTCTACGAGCCAGTATTTAGAAGTGATGACATTATGCGTAACTACAGAGTTATACCTAATGTAAAACATAAAATGAATGTTTACACTTCTGCTGCTCTAACAAAAATAGTAAAACCATACGCAGGATGTTCAGCATCAAGTCAAGACCCAGTAGTAGATTTTAATATTGATGATAAAGTAATTACTGCAGGTAGATGTAGAGTTGCTCTTGAGCAATGCCAAAGTGAGTTTGAAAACACTTACATTGAAGAATTATACAGAAGCGGTGCTGATGTATTTAATCTTGAAGGCACTATGGTAGGAGATGCGATAGTAAACAGAGCAGTAAATGGTATCGCTTCTGATGTAGTAAGATTAGCATGGGGTGGTGTAGTAGGAGGAGTAGCAGGTTATACTGCTTTTGATGGTTGGATGGAATTAATGAAGGCTGAAACTGTAATTACTTTTAACGGAACTGCAGCAGCACCAACAGCATCAGATGCAATGAGTTTAATTACAAATGTATATGATGGTGCAGCAGCAGCATTACAACAAGTACCTGCTTCTGATAAGAAGATTTTTGTAACTCCACAGATTTACAATGCTTATATGGCAAACTTAGAAGGTAATGGTTCTTCTTTAGCAATCGCTAACACAGTAGATGGGATGCCTAGAGTAATGTTTAGAGGTGTTGAGTTAGTGGCTATGTACGAATGGGATACTATTTTAGCAGACACTAACCCTGAATTATTTGAAAATGGTGGTGCGAACTTTAATAATGGTATATGTTACTGTGCAGTAGAGAACTTAATTATAGGTTCTGATGTAACTGACCCAGAAGGTTCTTTCAAAGTATTTTATGATGACTTAGAAGAAAAAATGTTCTTTAGAGGTTACTTCAAGTTAGGAGTACAGTACTTGTATTCTTCTCTTGTTCAATGGGGACTTTTAATATAACAATAATGTAATAACAGAGGGGAGGCTAGTCCTCCTCTCTTAATTACTTTTAATAACTAATAAAATAATAAAAAAATGGCAATAGATACAGGTTTAGGTGTAGTTTGTGCTGATTTACAAGCAACTGGTGGTATTTCTCAAATACTACTAAGAAGTTGGTTGACTGCAGATGCAGTTACTTACGGAGCGGCAGGTGCACATACTATTACAAATATACAGTCAGGTGGTGATTCTGCTTGGTTTGTTTATGAATTTAAAAACGAAACTCCAGCATTAACTATAAATGCAACTAAAGAGAATGGTTCAACTGCTTTTGAGTGTGGATTATCTTTCATGGTTCCAAATATAGATGTAGCGAAATTTAATGAGTTTCAAAATATGCTTAGTGAGTGTATGATGGGGTTAGTATTAGACACTAATGGTAATTGGTTTGTTCTAGGTGTAAGTGCGTTATATGCAAATGAAGATGTGGCTGCAAAAAGTCAAACTTTTTTGAATCTTTCTACTATGGAAGGTGGTACAGGGGCTGCTTATTCAGATGAAAATGGTATGACTATCTCTCTTATGGCAAGACAGTTTGAATTACCAAGAGAGTATGTTGGTACTGTTACTGTTGATACTTCAGCATTAACTGCAACTGCAGGGGCGTAATATTTAAAGATATAGAAATAGGTTGGACTTTGTTCGTAAAAAGTTTAACAACATTTCCCTATTAATATCTTTTTTATAATATGTGTGATTGTAATACAAAAAAAGTTTTAGATTTATCACACTTAAAAATATATACAATTATGGCAGAATATAAAGCAAAATCATCATCAGGTACTTGTTACAAGAATGGTTTTAAAATTAAATGGGCTACAGCAACTCAAGAGGAGTTAGCGTATGCTTATGAAGATTTAGGGATGACTACATTAGTAGAAAAATTATCAACTACAAAAACAAAAGATGAGCCAAAGAAAGCAACCAAAAAGAAAAAGTCAGGTAAAGAATCTTCAGACTCAAAAGAGTAATACTTTTGAATTTGGAGTTTTTAATTTAGCAATTCCTGAACACATTGAAGAACCATTAGATTTAGCAAAAGTAAGAACTAAGTTTATTCCTTTTGGTACTAATAATTTATTCCCTCAGTATTTAGCAGAATTAAAGCGTAAATCTTCTACTCATAGAAGTGTATTAGCACAAAAGACTATCTTTACAAGTGGTGCTAAGTTTGTTACGAATAATGAAGATGTTAAAGAATACATCAAAGATGTAAATGCTGATGGAGAATCATTAAGAGAGGTTTTTAAGAAATTAGCAGATGATTACTATTCATTTGGAAATGCCTATTTAGAGGGCGTATTATATGATGGTGGACTAAATCTATATCACATAGATGCAACTACTGTTAGAATGTCTAAAAACAAGAAAGAAGTATATGTGCATCCTGATTGGGCTAAGTACAATACTATGAAAGATAAATTATCTATCATTCCTATTTATCCTAAAGTGAAGGGAAGTAGATTTGTTGTTCAATTTAAAGATTACGAACCTACATTCCAATTCTATGGTTTACCAGATTACATTGCTGCATTAGAGCATATTGCAGTTGATTATGAAATTGGTAAATGGAATCACACTAAATTCAAGAATGGATTTCAACCATCAGCAATCGTTGAGATTAATGGAGATATGGGTGAAGAAGAAGCAAAGAAATTAGTAAGAGAAGCACAAAAGAAGTTTGTTGGAGATGGAAACAATGGTAAGATTATGTTCATTGTTAAGAATGGAGATACTTCAAGTGCTAATGTTCAAATTATCAAAGATGACCAAGAGGGTAGTTGGATAGACTTACAAAGAATAACTGACCAAAACATTGTAACTGCTCATAGATGGCAGCCATCATTAAGTGGATTAGTTAGTTCAGGTAAAATGAATAATACAGGTAGTGAGATTAGAATTGCTTATGATTTAGCAATGACTACTGTAATTAAAGATACTTCTGATTTATTGTTAAATGGTATTAGAGGTGTTTTATTTAAAGAGTTAGGTTTCTTACCTGAAGAATTAGTGATTCACTATGAACCACCAATTAGTTTTGCAACTCAGATTGACCCTAAACAAGTTCTTACTATTAACGAACAAAGAAGAATGTTAGATGAGGATTTACCAATGCTAGAGGAAGGTAATATGTTCTTAACTGATAGAGAGCAAATTATTGTAACTAGAGATAATGATGGAGATGGTAAGGGTGATGATGAAGTAGGAGATATGCAAGTAACTGAAATTGAAAAAGAATAACTATGGCAAATGTAAATCAATATATACCTTTAGTAACAGCAGCAGAAGTTATAAGTAATAGTTTTACTAATGCTAATACTGATACTGCTTTAATTTCTAATAGCACATTACTTCTTGCTGAGTTAGCACATTTAAAAGATGCGATTGGTAATAAGTTTTATGAGGAATTAAAAACACAACACAATAATGGTACTTTAACTACTGAAAATCAGACTCTAATGGATGATTTCCTAACAAGAACTTTGTGTTGGTTTGTTAGGTTTGAGGTAATAAATGAAGTTCAAAGTAATAGTAGTAGTGCAGGTATTGTGCATAATATTGATGAGTTTGCTACCATTATAGACCCTTCTGAGTTAAACGCTTACAAACAAGATACTTACAGAAAGGCTGAGATATACTTAAAAGATATGTTAGATTATATGAATGATAGCGACCAGAGTGGTGATTATCCAACTTACGAGTCTAACAAACCTTGTAATAATAATGTTTACAAGAATCATGGAATAATAATGTATGATAGTATATACTCAAGACCTACTAGAAATTATAATAGTTGGAAGAATAACTGTCCTTGTGATGATTGTTAAAATAAATATATAAATGGCTGCAAACGAACATAAAAATCTAAATAGTGCAAATAGACATAATCCAAAAGGTTTTGAAAATGCAACTAATGATACTATATTAGGTAAAAACGAAGGAACTTCTGCAACAGGAACTGATGGTAACTTAGAGTGGCAAGATAAGTCTTATATGGGTGTTACTAACTATAAGATGCAGGGGTTTACAACAGGTGCTACAAACTACTATTATGGAGAGGATATATCAGACACTAAATCTCCTTTTGAAATGGCTGTTGATTATGGGAATAGTGCTGTCGCTTCAGGGAGTTTAACAGTATCTAATTTATTTAGAATAGGTCAAGGGTGTGTTATTCCTGAAACTGCTGCTGTAGCATCTATAAGTGGGTGGATTGCAAGTAGTGGAGGTCATGATGTTACTATTGCTATCTGTAAGGCAACTCCAATAGCAGATGATAGTACTGTTATTGTTCCTGTAGTTATTGATGAAATAACTGTAGCAGGTCTTAGTAGTAACAATAAAATGGTTAGAATAAATGAAACAACTATAACTACAGCAGCATTAGCATCAGGAGATATTATATTCCCAATGATTAAAGAAGCATCAGGTGGTTCTACTATCTACATGAATCTAACTATACAAACAACAACATTCTAATGACAACAAAAGAGGAAATAGTATCAATGAAGAAAGACATAAGTTCAATAAACGAGAAGATGGATAATTTGGATAGTAAATTAGACATGATTACAGAGAGATTACTAAATCCAGATAAAGGAGTTGCTGCTAGAGTGAACAGAAACACAGCAATGAGAAAGGTTTTAGTTAAAGCAATGTGGATGATTTATGCTATAACTTTAGGTGCATTGATAAAACTTTTTACAGAATAAAAAACAAAATAATAAATAAAATAATATAAAATGGGTACAGATTTTGATACAGACAATACATTACTAATGATGCAATTAGGTAAAGGTGGTGATACTGAGGTTTTTACTACTGTAGCACAAACAGGTAAAGACTGGTTTTGTGTGCATTTCCCAGTTGAATCTGTTGTTGCAAGTATTGCAGCAGATGGAGTTACAGGTGAAACTGCACTTCAAACGACACTTAGTGCTGGAACGACATTGTTCATGAATATCACAGCCATTACACTCACGAGTGGAATTGGAATAGGATATAGAGATATATAAATAATATGTTAGGTTTAAAACAAAGTTTAAGTTTAAGTTCTAATAGAGCATTAGGTGGTTGGACACCTGATAGTGAAGGAACTGATTTAGTTGCTTGGTATAAAAACAAAGAAGGAATTACTTTAAATGGTTCTGATGTTTCTAGGTGGGATGATAGTTCTAGTTCTGACCATCATATGTTGCAAAGTACAGCCGAAAAACAACCTGCTTATAACGCTTCTACAGGTGCTTTAACTTTTGATAAAACTGCTTCACAAAGTTTACAAACTACTAGTCAAATAAGTATAAGTAACGCTTTTACTATTGGAGTAAGATTAAACCCTTCATCAATAAATGTAATTGTTTTAGGTGATAATACAGAACCTAATGAATTTTTTAAAATCACTTCATCAACTATTTTAAGATTAAAAGCAGATGGTAATATTGGTGATATTACTGTAAATGATGGAGATTTGACTGATGATAATTATTTAGTAGTTACACGAAACGCATCTAACTTAGTCAGTCTTTATGTAAATGGAATTTTACAAACTGATACAGAAACTTTAGCAGGAACAGTAGATATTGATGCAATAGGAGTAAGAAGAATTGATAATAATCCTTATTCTGGAACTATTAGCGAAATACAAATATATCGCACCACAAGTTTAGCACTTACTAATAATGTAAACGACTACTTGTCAAACTTATAAAAAAATAAAAAATAAAAAAATATGGCAACAACAGTAACAGCACAAAATTTAACAGTAACAATAACAGAGCAATACACTCTAAATGGTGTTTCTTATGGTAATACAATGAACAAAACCTATACAAGTAATGGAGAGGTTTATCAAAGAATAATGGCTATACCAGTAGGGGGAGAGGGTGTTTTTACTGATATAATAAATTTCGGTGCAGCAGATAGTGCAGGTCAGGCAGATATAACTAATTACAAGTATTTCAGAATTAAGAATTTAGATGATACTAATTTCTTAATATTAAGAGTTAAGGGTACGGCAGATTCTTTCTTTATTAAAATAAAAGCAGGGGAAACTTTCTTGCTGATGGATAATGAGGTTGATGCAATAGCATCTAGTACGACTTTTGGTGCTTTTACTGATATATCACAAATCTCTGCTAAAGCAGATACTGATGGAATTGATATTGAGTTTGTTGTAGTAACAGTATAGTATGGCTAAAACTTATAATGATTATCCACAAGCAGCAACTAATAATGCTAAGAGGGCTATAAAGTATAAGGAGGAAAATGGTAGTGATTGTGGAACTCAAGTTGGATGGACTAGGGCAAGACAATTAGCCAACAGAGATAGTTTAAGTAGAGATACTATTGCTCGTATGGCTTCATTTAAAAGGCATCAGCAACATAAAGATGTTCCTTATGATGAAGGGTGTGGAGGTATTATGTGGGATGCGTGGGGAGGAGATGCAGGTGTAAATTGGGCTATAAAAAAGTTAAAACAAATTGACTCTGAAAATAAAATTAAAGAAGATTTTGAAAGTTTTTTTGAAGATATTATCAAATCTATTAAAGAAAACAAATAAAATGACTTTAAAGTATTTTAAAAGAAGTGAGTTTAACTGCAAGTGTGGTTGTAATACAAACCATATTGATAGTGATTTCCTAGAAATGATGGATAAAGCAAGAAGGATTGCAGGTGTTCCATTTAGAGTAAATAGTGGTTATAGGTGTGAAAATCATCCATTATCAGTTAAAAATCCTACTTCAAGTCATATTAAAGGAATTGCTGCTGATATACATTTTACTGATGGTAAAAACTTAGCACTAATAATGGGAGGATTAGGAGGTGCAGGATTTGAAAGATTTGGTATAGATTTTAAAAGCAAATTTATACACGCTGATTGTGATGAGGATAAAACAAACCCTTGTATCTGGGGTTATTAAACAGAATATTAACTAATTAAATATATATTATGAATTTTATTACAGAAAATTGGGTTGAATTATTAATTGGAATAATGGCTTTCGCAAAAGTTATTACTAATTTAACTCCAACAGAAAAAGACAACAAGATTTTTGGATGGTTAGACACAATGATTGATGCATTAGTGCCTAATTATACAAAAAAGAAATAATGATACAGAAATGGATAGGGTCTATGCTAATGAAGGGAGGCATAACACCAGTAACAGAATTGTTAAAAGCAGTAAAAGAACTTTTTACAGACACAAAAGGTAAGTGGAGTAGTAAAAGAACCATTAGTGGAGTGATAGTACTTGCTGCTAGTTTATACATTGAGAAAAATGGTATTGATACTAATTCTTTAATATTGACTGGATTAGGTGTTTTACCATTATGTTTTTCTGTATTTGAAAAAAATAAATGTAATTGTACTGGTAATTGTAAAAAATAATTATCTTTGCATAACTTAGGTAGGGTTGTGCCTATCTTTGTTTTCATTGTTTATAGTTTTCAAGAGTGGGATGTTTAAAAACATCTCACTTTTGTATTATATAAGCATTTTTTTTTGTATAATTGCATCATAACCAATACATAAAACTATGAAGAAATATGGTAAAAGACTTAGACTATCTAAAGAAGAAGTTGAGATGGTTTATGAAAACAGAGCAGAAAGCACAACAAACATTAATGGAAACACAGCATTAGAAATACACCTTTCAGAGAGGGGTATAAAGAAAGATGATGTTGTAAGTGTAAAACATTGGCAATCTGCTAGTGGTGAATACAGATTTAGTATTGTAACCAAAGAAGATATAACTGCTAATGAAAATGATATGCTAGATAAGATTAGTGATTTCATTGAAAATCATTCACCTTATTACCCTTCAGTAAAAAGAGAAAACAAAGATGCTAATCATCTATTGGTAATAAATCCTGCAGACATACATATAGGTAAATATGCTAATGGAATTGAAACTGGTGATGGGTATGATGTTGAAACTGCCTGTATGCGTGTTTTAGAAGGCTTACAAGGACTTATGAATAAGGCAGAAGGCTTTGAGGTAGAGAGGATATTATTTTGCATAGGTAATGATATTTTACATATTGATAATGTATATAATCAAACTACAGCAGGTACAGGGCAAGATGTAGATGGTAAATGGTGGGAGCATTTTGAGGTTGCTTTAGCATTGTATGTTAAGTGTGTAGAGATGTTAAGAGAAATAGCACCTGTAGATGTTGTTCATTCAATGAGTAATCATGATTACCAAAGTGGGTTTCATTTGGCACACGCATTAAAGAGTTGGTTTAGACACGATAGGGATATTACTTTTGATATTAGTGTAGCACATAGAAAATATTATAAGTATGGTAAGAACTTAATTGGCTTAGAGCATGGAGATGGTGCTAAGATGGCAAATCTACCTTTAATGATGGCTCAAGAAAAACCAATAATGTGGAGTGAAACTAAATATAGATATTGGTATCTACATCATTTACATCACAAAGTTAAACATAAGTGGCTAGATGCTAAAGACTTTATAGGAGTTACTGTAGAGTATATGCGTAGTCCATCAGGAACTGATAGTTGGCACTCAAGAAAAGGATATGTTGGAGTACCTAAAGCAGTTGAAGGATTTTTGCATGAAAAAACAAGTGGACAAGTGGCTCGTTTAGTGCATTACTTTTAATGTTTTATAATGAAAATAAAAGATTCAACTAAACTATCTTTGTTCTATATTCTATTAATTATAATAGTTTTATTCTTCTCAATATAATATTTTTAATCTAGTAGGTAAACATTTATCTAAAAATTGTTAAAAATCTTTTGGTGGGTAATTCCAATTTTATATCTTTGCCTCAATTAATAACTAAAACAATAAACAATTATGGGAAGAATGAAAGAAGAATTTATGCAAATGAAACTGCAAGAACAAGAACAATTAGAACCGAGTATTAATCAATTAAATAATAAAAAAATGTCAAAAAAAACAATGCAAGAAAAACTGAAGAAACAACCTGAACCAATCGTAGAAACAAGAAAAGAGGCTTTAAGAAGGCTTTACAAAGAGAATGGTTTAGTAGAAGAAGATATTTACAAAGACAAGAGAGGGTTTGTAATTATCACAAGAACTGGAATTGATAAGATTGTATCAAGAAACAATATTACAGTTGCTTATGAAGTAATCAATATGGATATAGAAAAAGGAATATGCGTATTAAGAGCAGCAGCATCAATGAAAGTTGGTAATGAAGTTAAGAACGCTATGAGTTTTGGTGAAGCATCTAACAGCAACTTAATGGGAGGTGGTAAGAAGTTTCCAGTTTCTATGGCAGAAAAGAGAGCAATGTCAAGAGTTGTTTTAAAGATTGCAGGATTCTATGAGCAAGGAGTATTTGGTCAGGATGAGATTGTAGATTAATGAATGATGATTGGATAGATAATATTCTTGATGGTGAGCCTAGTGGTATTACATATACCCAATGGCTTATCATTGAGGGTAATATTGACCTAACATCTTTTACAGAAAGAATGAAATCTGATATTCTAGGAAGAATAAATGATTTAACAGAACTAGAAGCAGAAGAAATAATAACTAAAATATATGAAAACAGATATGAAAAAGACACAAGAAAACAATGGGAAAAAATGTTCAAAGATGGAGTATTTGGACATAGAGATTTTTAATCACTTTTTAAAAGCCTACACTTATATTATATGGAACAAGAAACACCTTTTAGGTGAGATTGCTGAAGATGATATATTGAAACTGCTAGATGAAACACAACTTATAGATTTTTATCATATTGGTAAAACTAAATTTAAAGTTGAAAAATCTAAGGTTGAAAAATACATAAAGAGAGATGACAAATAAATATTCATTAGTACAAATCAGAGAATCCAGAAATGAGTTTGAGGCTTTACTAAGAATATATGGTGTATCTAATTTAAAACTTTGTAAGATACTTGGAGTTAATTATGCTACAAGTAGAAAGTTTATAGAGAATCCACCATCACTTAGATTCATTCACGCTAAAACATTAGCAGACTTTATTGGATTAAAAACACAAGACATAGTTGATACAATAGTGTACGACTTAAATTAAATTATAAAAAATGAGAAGAAAAAGATTAAAGTTTAGCGATTATTACCATAATATAATAACAGAAGAATTAGCAGATATTTATTCTATTAAGAAAGAAGAAATGTTTTTGGGTAGTAGAAAGAAAAACATTATATTTGCTAAGAGAATGTATATCTACATATTAAGGGAGATGTTTGGATTAACTCTTAGTGAGATAGGTAGAGTAACAAACCTACATCATGCATCTATTATACACCACACAAGAAAGTTTGAGTTCTTTTACAGTAACTATCCAGAAGATTGTGATGCTTTTAAAAGAGTAGAAGATAGGGTTATTGAAGTTGAGGTAGATGAAGAAATATTAGGATTAGAAACTCAATTAAAACAAATCAATGAATCATTAACTAAATTATATATAATTAAAAAATCAAAAAATGACAGACAAGAAAGAGAAGGTTTACTTACCAAGTAGTATTAAAAATATTGATACGAAGTATGGTACAATGATGGTTGCTAATTTCAAGATGGATGAACTACAGGCAAACTCAAAGAATGGTTGGGTTTCTATGGTGATTTCAGAAAGGAGAGAACCATCTGAAAAAGGTGCAACTCATTATGCTTATGTAAATACTTATGAGCCACCAAAAGATTCTAAGCCAACAACTGCTAAGAAATCTGCAGTAAAAACAGATGATGACTTACCATTCTAATGATTAAATGGAAAAAAACAACTTATCCTAGCACTTTCATCAAACTATCTGATGAACTTGCTAAGGTAAGGAGTATGTTATCTGCTGATGTTTACAATAAAAACACAGAAAAATATAGAGGTAAGCAAGAACACTCTATATCTCAATTAGGAATATTTGCAGAACTTATTGCAAGACATCTAATGGAGAATAACAATGGCATTAAATATAAGGCAGCATTACTACTTGAGGAAAGACCAGTTGTTGAGGCTGATTTAATTATGCAAGGTATTGGTGAGATGCATTATATTGATGTTAAGGGTGTGAGAAGTGGTGGGAATACGCTTAGAGTTAATTTTAAAGCCCATAACAACCCTAAAAAGAAAATTACACACTATTTGTTCGTACAGCCATTAAATGCCTTATACGCAAGATTTTGTTGGTTTACTCACGAACAGGTAAGTGAATGGACTGTAGTGATGTCCACCTATACAGAGTGCTATGAACTAGAGATACCAAAAAATAACTAAAACTAAAAACAATGAAACAACAACCAAACTACTATGCTATAATAAGTGCTGAGGTTAGATATGATAAGAATCTAACTGCAAATGCTAAATTATTATATGCTGAAATAACTGCACTACTTAATATAAATGGTGAGTGCTTTGCTACAAATAAATACTTCTCTAACCTTTATGGAAAGAGTGTTGTAACTATTTCTAAATGGGTAAGCGAATTAGTTGCAAACGGCTATGTATCAACATATTACACTTATAAAGGAGGTACTAAAGAAATTGATAGGAGGTATATAAGAATTATTAAAGGGGGTATTAAAGAAAACTTAAAGAGGGGTATTAAAGAAAACTTTAAGGATAGTATTAGTTTATCTAAAGATAAACATATTAATAATAAAGGTACTTCTTTTAAAAAACCAACTGTTAATGATATTAAAGAATATTGTTTATGGAGGAATAATGGGATTGATGCAGAAACTTTTTTTGATTTCTATGAAAGTAAAAATTGGCTGATAGGTAAAAACAAAATGAAGGATTGGAAGGCTTGTGTAAGGACTTGGGAGAAAAGACAAAATAAAACTAATAACAATAACACTACATCACACAAACATAAAGCAGGAGGAGATTATGGTGATGGTAAATTTTAAACTATGAGAACAATAGAAGATACATTTAAAAATGCAGACTTCCTGCAGCCAAAGGTTTACAACAGATATAGACTAGGAGCAAGAGAAGAAATAAAAGAAATGTTCATTAAGTCTTTTGAGTATTACGATAGAACAGTTGAGAAGTATGAGCATTTACCTGCTTATGATGAGATTATTGACTGGATGGTAGATACAAAAGGTAAGGGTTTGATGTTGATGGGAGAATGTGGATTAGGTAAATCAACTATCTTAAACTTTGTTATTCCTGCTATATTTAGGACTAAAACAAATAAGATATTAAGAAGCGTTCCTGCAAAAGAATTAGGTGCAGTTGATAGAAACAAAGCACCATTCATTATCATTGATGACTTAGGAACTGAGAGTATTAAAAATGATTATGGTACTAAGATAGATGCAGTTGCTGATGCAATTTCTTATGCTGAGGATAGTTCTAAAACATTACTAATAACTACAAATTTAACACCTCAAGCACTTAAAGAAAGATATGATGAAAGGACTTTAGATAGGCTAAGGAAGTGTAAAGTGGTGATTATCAAGGGAAAAAGTTTTAGGAATTAGTTTGTATAAAATTGAAATATTTTTATATCTTTGGCAAATGAAAACAATATTGATAATATGGGGAGTAGTAATAATCGCTTGTATTTTAGAGGGTTATTTCTGTTCTGAATTTATAGATGATGAGTGTGGTGGGTAAAATAATAATTTTAATAATGGTTAAAGTTCCTTGTTTTTTACTGACCCACCAAACTTATTGTCCTAATTAAAATAAAACAATAGATATGAGTAATCCAAAAAGAACAAGAAAAGAAATTAGAGAAGCGATAAAAAAAATAAAAATAAAAAGAGAATTAAAACAATAAGATATGAAAGAGTATTATTCAATAATAAAAATAGATGAATCATTAGATGAACAAATAGAAATACCAAAAAAGGTATTAGAAAGCGAGGTATATAAAGTTGCTATTGATATTTTACACGAGGGGGAATATTGGCTACATACTCACAGGAAGAAAACATTAGATGACAGTATGGAACTGATAAAACATTACGCCAACCAAAGAGTAATAGAGGAGTTGGAAGATTTAAAACTTTGTCATGGTGTATGTATTGATTTGGAAATTGAAATTGATGAAATTATTAAAGAACTAAAACAATAGATAATAACAGAGTAAAGACCTTCTCACTAATATAGGCATTATAAAGATGGAATTAACATTAAGACAACAAACAAAAAAATGGGATGTATGCTTTTGGTTAGGATATACAAAAGACATTAACTTTACTATTGATTGGGATAGTGGATTTACTTTTAAAGTATCATTCATATTCTTTCAATTCTTTGTAGATTATGGAGATGTAGTAGAAGATAAATTACCAAAAACTTCAATAGATGAAGAATTACTTTACTTTGCAAATATGTTATATGCTACAAGTAAAGACGACACTAAAAGAGTAAACTCCATTGTAGATGGTATACATAAATTAAAACAATAGATATGAGTAATCCAAAAAGAACAAGAAAAGAAATTAGAGAAGCGATAAAAAAAATAAAAATAAAAAGAAAATTAAACAGCAAGAACCCTAAGTATAAAAAGGGTGAAGAAGAAAAATTAGTTGTACTTAAAAAAGTTCCATTTACAGGCAAGGCAAAAGGTTATGGAGTTTGGTATAAAAATGAAAAATAACATGGAGGAAAGAACTTACAAAACAATTAAGTGGGTGTTAAAGAGGCATATTAAAGGTGGAGTTAAGAGTTTATGGACTTGGAAGAATGACAACTTCACAATGATATACGAAAATTATAGTGGTCAGGATAGAATATATACCTCACATCAACTTTTAAAACTTTTGGATAATGAATAGCGTAACTATTGGTGCAAGTATGATTGTTGGTGTTGTGATTGTATATATATTTGCTTTATGCTATGTTGAGGGTAAGATAGCGAGACAAGAGAATGAGAGGTTAGAAAACAATATAGATAAATTAAATGACAAAGCATAACAAATACTATTACGAGAAAGGCAGGAATGGGTTTACTCCAACTACTACTTGGCAAGATGAGGTAGTAGAAGATAAAAATAATAAATGGAGTGGTGGTAAAATAGATTATAGTAAAGATAAAACTCCAAACTATTACATTGGTAGAGTTTATGGATATGAGGCTAGGAAAGTTGTAGAAGATTTTGATTTATCCTATAATATCGGTACTGCCACTACATACCTCCTGAGAGCAAAGCGTAAGCACGAAACAAGTGTTGATTGCATACAGAAGGCTATTAACCACTTAGAGTTTGAGTTAGATAAAATTAAAAATGAAAAAACCAATCTTTAGAGTATTTGTATCTTACGAGATAAAGAATAAAAAAGTTGTAACTAGAAAAGCAATTACAGGAATACTAGATACATTTGTTCTTACATCTAACATTAATGAAATAGAGAACGACCAAGAATTAATAGATAGAATTTGTTACATAAATAAAAAGAACCTAAACAAAGTAGATGTTAAAATTACAAGTATTGATATTGAAAATCAATATGGTGAAACTACTGATAGGTTTGAAGATGAATATTAGATTATGCCAAAGATTAGAAAGATAAGAATAGAAGATAGAAAAGATAGTAGAGGTGGTGGTTACTCCAGAAGAAAGTTTACTGTGGAAGAAGCCAATGCAATTAGAAAAGAATACACTAATGCAACCCAAAAGATAACTATCTCATCTCTTGCTAGGAAGTATAAAGTATCTCAACCTTTAATGTACCAACTAATAAAGGGTAAGACCTATACTGATGGGGGAACAAGGGGTGTAGGGGGTAGGCATAGGGGGTATAAGGGGGTATAGGGGGTATGGCTATGAAGAAAGAAGCATTAGTCCAATCATCATTCTGCACCTATATACAATACACTTATCCTAATGTAAGATACTGTGCATCACTAGGTGGTATAAGAACCTCTATGAAACAAGCAATACTAGCCAAGAAAACTGGCTATGTTAAAGGCTTTCCTGATATGCAAATCTGTAAAGTGAATAGTGAGTATGCAGGACTATTCCTAGAGATTAAAGCAGATAAGACTTGCTATCCATCCAAAGAACAAAAGCAATGGGTTGCTGACCTCAATGAAGCAGGTTACTATGCTAAGGTAGTTAAAGGTCTTGAAGAATGTATGGATGTCCTTGACTGGTATATGAAAATTACTTAAAACTTTTTTTAAAAACTTTTCTTGAAACTGTTTCTGTTTTTAAACTGCTGTTGAAACTGCCCTGAAACTGCTGTTGAAACTGCCCTGAAACTGCCCTGAAACTGCTAGGTATGTGGGGTAAAAAAAGGGCAGACTTGGCGATTTTAGTAATCGGTTTTTTTTTCTTGCTATTTGAAAATTTTTTTTTTTCAATTTTTGTATTAGAAAAATTTCTGTTTCAATTCTGATGTATTAGAAAAATTTCTGTTTCTAAATTTTACTTCGTTATTTAGAATCATTCTAAATTAAAAAATAATTGCTTTTTTTCTTGTTTATATTAAAAATTTTGTTATTTGCGCGCGTTTCAATTACTTATTAATTTTATTTGCGTTATTTAGAATCAATATAAATTAGCATATTAATAAATCTTTTTTAACATTTCGTTTGGTAATGTGTAAAAGTGTAGTATATTTGCATATATTAATTAACTAAAAACAAAAACAATGAAATCACAAACACAAAAAACACAAAACACAAAAACAAATTTATTTGATATTATATATCTTTTAAGTTTACCAGCAGCAGCAATACTTTATTTTATAAACCTTTAAAAATTAAAACTATGAACAATTACAAAATCACAAATTTAAGAAGCAACAAAGATTATTTTTTGAATGAGGAAGAAAAAACAAATTTCTTTACTAAGAATAAGTTGCAAAATTATAGTATTACAAATTTAACAGAGCAAAAGAGAAAAAGAATAAATAAAATACTTACGAATGTACAGTTAGTTTGTTTCTTTGCTCTTACTGTATTGCTTACTGTATATATTATTGAAAATAACTATTAACTAACTTTAAACACTTTAAAAAATGGACACAAAAACAAAAAACGAACTAGAGCAAGATAAATTTTTAAAAGATGATTTTAAATCCTGTTTATTTCACCAATTAAAAGAAACAAATAAAAAAATCATTTTTAATGAAAAGTTTTTGCTAGAAAATTTGACTACAATTAATTTTGAACAAATGCAAAATCATATTAATTGTGAGTTAATGATATATAAAGAAACTAAAAAATTTATTACTAATCAAATTAAAACAGTTTAAAAAATGGATACACACGTACAGAATGACCCAAACAACCCAATAAACTACAACAGCAAAGAAAGATTTTGTGAAGTTTGCAATATTGAAGAGAATAAGACATATTTTGTTGAAGATTCGCAAATTTGTGAAGAATGTTTTTTCTCTTGCTGTGGTGATGAATTAAACCAGGACATCAGAATTTGTCCTACATGTAAAGAGCACAACTAAAACTATTAACTATAAAACTATAAAAAAATGAAAGAATTTAATTTAAACAGACTTATGCAAAGTTGTTGTATAACAATAGATACAGCATATTATAACGAACTATTTGATTATTTAATTGAAGGTGGTATAGATTTAAACACTTTAAATATTGATGATTTAGTAGTAAATGGAGTGCAGTTCCTAGAAAAAGATGACTGTTTCAAGGAAGAAGATTACTACATTTTAACAGAAACTGGTGATGGGTGCTGGGTAATATAAAAAACTATTAATTTAAAACTATAAAAAAATGAACTTACTTACACAGAACGCAAAGATGAAAAAAACATCTAAAGAAAATAAAGCAAAAATATTTAATTTTTCAATACCTGCATACAAAACAAAAGATGGAAGAATAACATGCCCTTTCGCTGATAGTTGCGTAAAATATTGCTACGCTCAAAAGGGTAACTATATACGCTTTCCCAAAATTAGCGAACTAATGGAAGAAAAATATAAGATAAGTAAAACAAATTCTTTTATTCCTTTAATGAATGAAGAAATAAGAAAGAAGAAAGCAACGCATGTTAGAATTCATGATAGCGGCGATTTTTACAGCCCTACATATTTACAAAAGTGGGTTGATATAGCAACACAAAATAATGATGTAATATTTTACGCTTATACAAAATCAATTAAATTTTTTATTGATGGGCTTAAACTACCTAAAAATTTAAAAATTATATTTAGTGAGGGTTCAAAAACTGATGATTTAATTAATACGGCTAAAGATAGACACGCAAGAATATTTAAAAGCAAAGAACTATTAAAGGCTGCAGGATATATAAACGCATCAGAGAACGATTTAAAAGCCATTACAAGCAATAAAAAAGTTGGATTAGTATACCACTAACAAAAACAAATTATAAACGCTTAAAACTAATAAAATGGCAAGAAATGAACTACCATTAACTAATTGGAGCAATACCCAATTAACTTTTTTACTAATCATAGCGCTATTAACTGGAGGGTGCTAACAAAACAATTAAACTATGAATACAATAACAACAGACAAAGCAAAGGAATTAATAAGAGAAACAAACGGCAGAATTTTTAGTAGTACCTTTGTAAAAAAAGACAATACAATTAGAACCTTAACGGCAAGACTAGGCAAGAGATACAAGAGTAAAACAGGCAAAGAAGCACCTTATAAGCCACAAAACTATAATTTGTTACCTGTTTACGATATGAGTAAAAAAGACTTTAGAATGTTAAATTTTAATACTCTTTTAACTTTAACAATTAATAAAACTAACTATAAAATAATATAACTATGAAAATTAAAGAACTAATTAAACTACTTAAAGAAGTAGAGAACAAAGAAAAAGAAATTTTAATATTAGGAAATGAAACGAATGGAGAAGATGAGCAACTAGATATTAAGTTTAACAATCTTGAAATTTGGAACGATGGCGATGAAAGTATTACGCTATTTGTAAGCAACTAAAAGCCTTTAGAATGTTAAATTTTAATACTTTGCTTACTCTTACAATTAATAAAACTAACTATAAAATAAAATGATTATGGAAGAACTAAAAGAACTTTACGAACTACAAAAAGAAAATATAAAAGTATTGGAAGAGAGAATTAAAATACTAAAACAAACTATTAAAACGCAAGAAGATACTATTAAAATATATATGAATCACTTAAATAAATAAAGCAATTAAATAGTAATATTAAAGCACTGTAAAAGGTGCTTTTTTTTATGCGCTAATGTAAGTAAATAGAATAAGAATACTAACACACCAGAAGAACAGTAAAAGCCTTTAAAACGCTTTATTTCTTAGTTATTTTCTGTTTAATGGTTGTTAAATTAAATATTATTTGTTATGATAGGTTTAATTTTTCTCTGTTCTTGTGCAACTTTGCACTAAAAAAACAAACATTTCCAGGATATAAACACTTATATATCAAGATATTAGAACTTTAAGCCGATTATTTTACTTATTTGGCTCAATTCCTGGAGTTTTTTACTAAAAAGTTGTTGAGATTGATATAAAAAGGTTAAATAAAAGGTTGATATTTAGATTCCGTAAACCGACTTATATATACTGTTTGGACACACAAACGCACACACACAGAATACAAGTTCAATTTTATAAATACTATATTTGTAGAATAAACATTTATTTTGGAAGTTGTAACATACTTTGCGATATGAGCAATAATGTTTACTATAGGATGTGGCGATTATAAGTATAATGGAGAAATAACATATACTCTTATAAGAGGCACGAAGATAGGTGTTTGAAATTATAATTTTGCATAGTTTTCTTACAATTTACAATAATGTTAAATAATAGAAGTTCAATTTTATATAATAATTAGGAAAGTAGTTTAGATTATTTTTGTATCTTGCGACTTTAACATATAATAATGAAAGAAGACAATAAGAAGTTAGGTAGTGAGGCAAGGAAGAAAAGACCTCAACTTGGTAAGATAGATGAGAACTATAATAAAACTCCAAAGGCACTACAACCTAAAAATAATGAGGCAAGACAAGTTGCTAAGATGACTCGTAAATCACTTGCTTATGCTTTAGAAGGACAGCCTGTAAAGATTAAGATGGCATTAGACATATTGTTTGATGAAGACCCTAGAGCATATATAGATGCAATAGCAAAACTAATGAATTATGCTATGCCTAAATTATCATCTACAGAGATTAAGAAAGATACCGATACTAAGATTGAGATTAATTTAACTGAAGGTGCAACACTTGATGATATTAAAAATCAAATTAGAGGACTTGAAGATGCAGAAGATATTGATTATACTGAGTTAGATGACTAATAAAAAATTATTAAAGTTCGCACTTGAAAAGAAACTATGTGAGATGAGTTTCTATGAGTTCTTTAAGGCTGCTTGGATAGTAGTAGAACCAGCCGTACCACTATCAACTAATTGGCATCATAAATATATATGCGATACTCTACAAGAAGAATGTGAGAGAATCATAGCACAAAAGCCAAAGACTAAAGATATAATTATTAATGTACCCTTTAGAAGTACGAAATCATTAATAGTTACTGTTATGTTTCCAGTATGGGCTTGGATAAAATCACCTAAACTAAGATTCATTACTTCTTCATACTCTGCTGCACTATCTATTGAACTTGCAACTAAATCAAGAGATATAATATTTAGTGATTGGTTTAAGAGAAGATGGGGTGATGTATTCCACATTAAAAAAGACCAAAACTTAAAAGAGAGATACGAGAATAATCATATTGGAATGAGAAGGGCAACATCTGTTGGTGGTACTGTAACAGGACAGGGTGGAGATTTTCTAATTGTAGATGACCCTTTATCACCTCAAATGGCAAACTCAGCAACAGAAAGAGAGAACGCTAATGAATGGTATAGGACTACATTCTACTCAAGATTGAATCAAGCAGATATTGGAGTGAGGATTATAATTATGCAAAGAGTGCATGAGGAAGATTTAAGTGGATTCTTGTTAGATAGGGAAACAAGAACAAAATATAAACATATTTGCATACCTGCAACAAATGAAGATGGTAATATAAAACCAAAATCACTAGAAAAGTTTTATAATAAAGAAAATGGCTTGTTTTGGGAGGATAGATTCAGTAAAGAGGTATTAGATGACTATAGGAGTGCATTAGGTACTTATGGTTATGCAGGACAACTACAACAAACACCAACACCACTAGATAGTGGTATGATTCATAAAGATTGGTTTAAGATTGATAGATATAGAAAAGATGAGGCTACAGTAAACTTTGTTATTGACCCTGCATATACTGCAAATCAAAAGAACGACCCATCAGCACTACTAGCATACACCTATCAAGATAATAAATGGCAAATAGTAGATTGCGTTAATGTGCATAAAGAATTTCCTGAACTTGTTAAATTCATTCCTCAATGGGTAAAAAAGAATGGGTACACTACAAAAAGCCGAATATTTGTAGAACCTAAAGCATCAGGTAAGTCTATAGTACAAACATTAGTTAGAGAAACAGGACTTAATGTAAAAGAAGATAAACCACCAACAAAAGACAAAGTAGCGAGAGTTAGTGATATTAGTGCATCACTTGAAAGTGGTAGAGTTAGTTTATTGAATGGAGATTGGAATACAGAGTTTCTTGACCAACTTACTAGGTTTCCTGCAGCAAAACATGATGATATGGTAGATTGTTTAGTTATGGCTGTAAATAAGGAAATATGGGGTGGAGGAGGTAAGGTTGTTTACTTTAATTAAAGTTTTTTTCAGTTTGTTTAAAAATTGTGAAAATATTTCATACTATATTTACTATTTTTGCCTAGTTTTGAGTAATTCTAAAAAAATTATCAGAAAATTATGAAAAATACGGAAATATCTTACATAAACGAAAACCACAGAATGATTGTTGAATTACATCTAAGAAAGATTAAGAAATCAATGTATTTTGCTACTGAAGATGTTGGAGAGGGTAAGTATCAAGACTTTTTAGATATAATGAACTCAGTTTACTTATATTCTAACAATTTTTACGATACTATGGTAGAAAAGAAAGGTGATGGTGCTTTATTGGAAGAATTTATGTTTTTAATACCAAACATGGTGTTTTATACTGCTATTGGGTATTTAACTGCATTGAAAGATGGAGATAATGATTATTTAATGATAAGTAGTTTAGAAGAAATTGGTTCTATTTGCGAAAACGCAACAAGTGAACTTGCAGATATTCTTATAGATGAAAAAGAAAGTAAAAAAATAATGCAAGATATTTTAGATTTAGATTTAACAAAAAATTAATAGATATGGTTGAAATTAAGATTCAAGACAAAAGTTATGATATTCCAACTGAATGGAAAGACATAACACTTAGATATTGGTGTGGACTATACTCAATAATAAATCAGTATAACAAAAGAGATGATGAGGGTAATGTTATTGAGGCAGAACACTCAGAAGTGGAATTATTGAAGATGAATAGGGATATTTTCATATATCTTACAGGTGTTAGCCATAATGAGATGAATATGTTAGATGTTGATAGTGTAAATACTGCAGTAGCAACATTCTCACAAACATTAGAAGAATATAAACCAAAAGGTATATATAAGTTTGAATTTGAAGGTGAGGAGTACTTATTTCCAAAAGAATTTCTAAGAAGAAACACATTTGGAGATTATATTGAATCAACTCACTTAGAGAGTACAATAGAGATAATGAAACATGGAAGGTTTGATGTGTTGCCAGAACAAATGGCAATACTTTGCAGAAGGGCTGATGAGGAATATGATGATGATGCAATACCATCCAAAACTGAAAAGTTTAAAGAATTAACAATGGACTTCGTGTGGGAGTTCAGTTTTTTTTTGACAATGCAAAGCGTAAAATTAACAAGGACTTTCCAAATGTTTTTGGGGAAAACAGAGGAAGAAGTGGAAGCGGCAAAAATAGAGTTTCTACAGTTGGACTCTACAACAAGTTCATAAAGCCTTATGGTTGGCTTAATAGTTTATATATGGTTGCAGAAAAAGGGATATTTAGAGTGAATGGTGAAAACGATATAGATAGTGTAAAGAAAACAGACTTATACAAGGTTTTAACTTATTTAAGTTGGAATACTGCTAAAAATGACTATGAAATTTCTGTTCAAGAGAAAATACATAATAAAAATAATATAACATTGTAATAATGGCAATAACAAGATTAACAGACATAATAACAGTATTTGATAGCAAATGGACTTATGGTGATGTGAAGTTTGGTTACGAAGGTGAAGTAAACCAAGACCATGACACTCAATACCCATTAATGCTAGTTGAACCACCTGAATCAACTATACCTGTAGTATATAATGGTAGAGAGGAATATACATTTGAAATAAACTTCTATAATTTATACTCTCAAGCAGCACAATCAGTAGTTACACTTCAAAAGAGGTGGGATAATTTACAAGATTTGGCTAATGAGTGGCTAGATATGGTACTTAAAAATTATCAAGATGTAAATGTAGAAGCATACTTAGAAGATGAGAGTATTGCTATAGAAAGAGTTAAAGAGGTAGCAAACGATAGATTGGTGCAAATAAAAATAACATTTACTATGAGTGCTTTTACTAAATGCTTCAGACCTGTATCTAACTACCCATCAGATTATTCTGATTTAAAGGTATGGTTAAAATCAGATAGTGGTGCTACATTTGACATAGCATCTAAAAGAGTGAGTGCTTGGGCTGACCAATCAGGTAATAGTAGTAATGTTGCTCAGGCTACAGTAGCAAATCAACCACTAAGATATGGATATGATGGTATTAACGACAAAGCATATTTTGATTTTGATGGTACTAATGATAGTTTTGTTTCAGGAAGTAATTTACCTGTAACAACAGACTTTACAATATTTGAAGTAAGTAGAATTGATAAAGCAAGTGATAATGTATTTGGGTGGTATAACTCAAGTGCTGCTATATCTATAGGTACAAATGCTAGTGGTCATATTACTGCTACAGTAAGTGATGGAACTAATACAATAACTGCAAATACTTCTGTAGATAATAAAGAGAGTAATCATATATCAATATTAAAGAAAAACAACAAAAGAATAGATTTAGAATATTATGATTCTTCAAATTCTATAACTGCTACTGATAATGATGCAAGTTTTGATAATACTTTTGCTTTCAATACTACAACATTTAATATTGGCTCTTATAATAGCACAAATAATATGGATGGACAATTAAATGAATTAATAATTTTTAACAGAGCCTTGAGTGATATTGAAATTTCTGAAATAAGAGGCTACTTAAATTTAAAATATAAAATATATTAAGGTATGGCAATAGGAATAAACGGAAGTGTAAGTTGGGGTATTGTGCCAATAGATGGTAATTCATCAAATCTAGCAGGTGCTTTTTATGAATATAGACTTAATCATCTTAAAAGTGCAAATGAACCATTAAGATACCAAATTCAATGGACAGGAATTGCTGGATTAAATGAAATAACAGAGCCTTCTAAAGGTAACTGGACAGGAGGTGGTTCAACTACAAATGGTGATGGAGATATAGTTAATGTGATATTTGAAGTTTATACTACGACAGATTATCAGAGAACTTTCCCTGAAGATTGGGATTTAATTGGTACTATAACAAAATCTAGAGATATAGCGAATAGAAAATATAATGATGGAACTCCTCCATCTGGTCATAGATTTACAGTAGATATAAGTCGCTTACTTTCAGATGAACTTAGTTATAGTTTATGTCCAATAAATAAAGGAACTTGGCAGAGTCCTTTTTATGGAGGAATGAATGGAGGCTTAACAATGCAGGATAATGTTCTTAGTGGTGCTGCTGCAATGGGTAGTCCAATAAGCGATTATAATATATCTAAGAATGGTTCTTTTAGAAATGTCAAGGTTAAAGCATATTATGAAATTATAAATGGAGATGGTCAGATTGTTTTAGCATCAGGGAATAGTCTAACTTCTGATTTAGTAACTGTTATAAACTCAGTTAATCAATTTGATAAAGATAGTGTTTATTATAACGAACAGTTTATTCATAATGAACTTACTCCAACTCAATCTTCTCCAAAAAGATTTAATACTAGATGTCCTAATTGGTATTACAATACTACTGCAAATAAAGTGGAATATAATAAGAGTGTTAGAATGGATGAAGAAGCAGAGTTTTTACAATGGTATGTTACAGAAACTTATAATGGTGCTGATGAGTTTGACTATTACAATCTTATTGAGTTGTATGGTAAAACATTCACAGCAGATGGCGCACTTGAAAATGAATTTGTTTTAGCAAACTTTACAACACTATTAGAATTGCATGATACTGTTTCATTCAAACAAACTCAAAACAAAATGTTAATTCAGAATGTTAGTCCTGCTTTTATTAATAATAATGCTTTTGTTCCTCAAGAATCTAGTACAGGTGGTTTACCTGTAAATTGTTATAACACATCAATATCTCCAATAACAGCAAACACACATAGGTATAGACTTTATTTTAGAGGTTTTTATAATGCAAACAATCCTGCACCAAATCCTTGGATAGCAGTAAGGCATAGTTCTGTTAATTGGTATCAGATAGACAGAGAAGATGAGAAAAAACCTTATCCTTTTGTTAGATTTCATTGGTTAAACTCTATGGGTGGTATTGACAGTTATACAGCAAAAAGAGATATGGTTGAGGGATTATCAATAAGCAGAGATGTAATTGAAAGAAAAAGTGGTGATAGAACTTGGTATCAGAATGACAATAATAACGGCACTACTTTAAATGGTTCACTTTACTACTCAGATACAATGAGAGGTGGTGATATATACAAAGGAGGTAGAGAGGTTTCTAATGTAAATGCAGAAAGAACGCAAAGTGTTTATACAGAGCCATTAAATAAAAGTGTAGCAAAATGGTTAGAAGAAATGATGTTATCTCCTAATGTTTGGATTGAGAAAGATACAGAGGCTACTGAATTTGGCAAAAAAGTTAATCCATATTTAAGACCTTCTACTAAAGAATATATACCAGTAATTATAACAAATAGTGATATTGAAACTGTTAATCAGGCAGAGGGATTAGTTAAATTTAATATTGAATATACTTTTGCACATAAATTAATAACACAAAGAAATTAAATGTCAAATATAAGCATAGAGATACTAGATTATGGGGGAATGACCTCATCAGGTGGAGGTGGTGGAGGAGGTAGTGCTAACCTTAATGATGTTGTTACTAATGGAGTGGCTACAGCAGGTAGTGGGTTTTCAGTTCCAAACAACAATACTTTACAATACAATGGTTCTGATTTTTTCACTTCTTTTAACTTATATACAAGTAATTTAGTTTTTGGACAGGTATATACATTAAATTATGAAGTTACATCTTTAATTGATAGTGGAACAGGTGTAACATTTTTGGTTTTACTCTCTGGAGTTGCAGGTTTTGCTGCAACACATACTACTACTACTAATATGCAAACCATTACATGGACTGCTGCCTCTCCTGGACTTATGCAATTTCAGGCTATTGGTGCTTCTTCTTTTACTATTTCTAATATTTCTGTTTCTGGAGTTACAGCAACTAGTCTAGGAAATACTTACTTAGGTAATAGTATTGTTGGAGAGTTAGATATAACAGACCATTCAGATTTCCCTTTAGCGATAACACTACAAACATCAGATATAAAAGACATAACATCCACAAGTGGGGACTACAGTAAGACATTTAAAATACCTGCAACAAAGAACAATAATAAACTACTTAGACATCCTTTTGCAACTACTACAGATTCAAATATAAATGTTAATGAAAATAGACCATGCAGAATACTTATAGATGGATTCTACTCTTTATTGGGTTTAATTAGAGTTACTGGAGTTGGTGGTTATGGAGAATCTCCATCTTATTATAATTGTGTTTTTTATGGTAATAATTTGAATTGGGCTGATAGAATTTCTGATAAATATATGAATGATATATTTTGGGGTTCGGATGGACAAGGACTTGAATATAATAAAGACAAAATTATGTTTACTTGGAACTTTCTTGATTGTGATTCAAGTGATATTCCAATAGTATATCCTATAACATCTTATGGTAATTTTAATGAAGATGGAGAGCAAGGTACTATACAACTTTTAGATACTGCTTATGATTATAATCAAACAGGTAGTACTGCTAAAGTTGGTTATAGTGGGTATTTTAATAATGGTAATCCTTACGAAACTCCAACCCCATCTCCAGATTGGAGACCAGCAATATTTGTTAAAGACACTTTAAATAAAATATTTCAAGACTTAGGTTATTTTATAGAGTCAAGTTTTATGGAAACAGATATGTTTAAAAAGTTAGTATGGCTATTACCTAACTTTCAATATAACAATCCAGATGATAGATACAGCCAGTTTGCAATAGAGACTTCTTTTAAAAATGGAATAGTAGAGGGAACAACTGTATTTAATGCTGGTTCTTCTTCTTTTATAACTAATGATTGTATTTTTAAAGCATCCTATGGTGGGGTAGAATTTAATGATGGTAATACATTTTATTCAGGTTCAAGTAGAAAGGAACTGGATTTAAAAGCCTCAAATTTGGAGATAAAGTTAGGTGCTTCAAAGGTAGATTTGAGTGGTAATTACATAGAAATAGAAGAATATGGTTTTTACGATATACTTTTAAATAACCAACAAGCCAGACTTGCTAGTGGTAGGAAAGGAGGTACTGGATTTAAGCAAATAAATCAGATTAAAATTTGTGTGAATTTAGAACTTAAAACTGCAGGGCAAACAAGTTGGAATATAATAGGAACTTGTTCTGACACTCAATCTCCCTATCAAATTGCTAATCCTAGTAGTCAAAATACTAATGAAAATAATACAGTTATTACAAATTTTGCTAATTTATCCTCTCTTGACATTAAACAGCATTGGCTTAATAAAGGAGATAGAATAAGACTTACGACAGGATTTAAAATAACAAATACAAATTATAACGACCAAGTCTTTGAAATTCATGTTTTTCATAGAGTTAAAAGCAATGATAGTTTTAATATTAAGTTCACTTCAAAAAGAGTGGAGTATGGACAAACTTATGATTTAAAGAATGTTCTTGACCCTGCTCATAAGCAAATTGATTTTGTCAAAGGAATTGCTCATGCTTTTAACCTTAAAATGACTACAGATTCAAATAAAAGAACTGTTTTTATAGAGCCATTTGACACATTTTATAAAGATTATGCAGAAGCAGTAGATTGGACTTATAAGTTAGACAAGAGCAAAGAAGTAACTGACAAATGGATTAAAAGTGATTTAAAAAGAGATATTATTTTTAAATATCAAACAGATAGTAGTGATAAAACTGTTGAAACAAGAGGTGATAGATGGTTTCATGGAATAAAAGATGAATATCCTTACCAAGAAACATTACCTAATACATTTGAGAAAGGACAAAGTGTATTTGAAAACCCTTTCTTTGCAGGTACTTATAATGGGAAAGACCAAGACACTTCAGGTGGAAGTTCTTATGCTGATGTACCTTTTTCTGGATGTTTATGGGCTGATAACACTTACTCTGAAACCTTAGTCAGACCAGGTAAAGGATTTAATTTTATGCCAAGACTTTTGTTTTGGAATAAATACTCTCCAGATGCAAATAGTAGTGGTATTAAGTTTGCTAAAGTACAAACTTGGTCAGATGCTGGTAGTACAAATGCACTAAAGTTTATTGTTCCAGATTCCTCTATTACTGTTGACAGCCTCTATCTATCAAATATATATCCTCAAGCAACCTCAATAAATAGAGATGACACTTCAAGCCCAGTATTATCTTATGGTAATGCAAATGTTAGAGATTTTAATGATGATACAGGGGCTTACTCATCTTATATAACTGGTAGAGGTCTTTTTGATACATATTATCATAATATGTTTGAGATGTTAAAATCAAAACCAAAATTAAGAACTGGTTATTTTGATTTAAAAGCAAAAGATATTGTTTATTTAGATTTTACAAAATTGATTTATCTAGATGGTATTTATTGGAGAATAAATAAAGTAGTTGATTATCAGCCAAGCAAGAATCAAACTACAAAAGTAGAATTAATTGAATGGTTGCAGACTGGAACATTTGCAGCAACAGCACCATCTTTCGGTAGTTCTGGTACTTCATCTGACTTTGGAGGGGTTTATGGGGGTTATGGAGACCCTGAGCCTGATAACCCAATTTTAGGATTCTAAAATGAAAATATAAAATATGCCAAATTATAAAGAAATATCAAGTAGAGGGATTGCACAGCAAAGTGGATTGGAAGTGTTTTCTAGTATAACAACTTTTAATGGGGAGTATGTCAACTGGGCTAATGCTTCTGATTATGGTACTCAACTTGATTCAGATACAGATTATGCTACAACAGCAGCAGACCCACATACTGATGCTTTAATAAATAGTCCTGCATCTACAATAGGAAGGTGGTATAGGTATCATACAAGTGGCGCACCATATACTTCAGTATCAGCACCAACAAGTACAAGTAAGGCTTATGTTTTTCATGCACAAAAAACAGGTGGATTGCCTTCATATAGTGGTGTTTATCAGAAACTATCTTTAGTTAGAGGTAATGAGTATCAAATAAATGTTACATCTCTTATTAGTGCAGATGCTGGTACTTTGTATATAAAAACATACAAACCAAATATAAATGACACATTAACATCCATTGCATATACAGAAACATCATCAAATTCAATAACATTCCCTGCAACTAATGTTACAACTAATATATCTACCTCAACATTCATAGCAGAAACTGCAAATGATATTGTTCAGATATATTTTACTACAGATGAAACATCTTCAGTCAATGCTTCAATATCAGGAATATCAATAAAAGAAAAACAAGAATACTTAATTCCTGTTTATGCTACTGATGTATATGGTAATGCTCATAAAGTATTAAAAAGAAATTCAGGAAACAGAATATCTGATGATTAAATTTAAAAAGACATTAAAGGAGTTAAAGGTTGTTGGTCAAATGCTAAAGGTAGGTTTGCAGAAAGAACTTATTGCACAAAAGCATAATGCTACAGGTAGATTAAGCAGAGGTTTAAAGTATCACATCAAAGGTAATGTTTTAAATATAATGTCATCTGTTAGTTATTGGAAGGCAGTTAATAATCCTAAGTTTGCTAAGACTCCTAATTATAATGCAATAGCATCTTGGGCTAGAGCAAAGAAAGGTATAAAAGCAACTCCTGCAGAAATAACAAGAATATATGCTAAGATGTTAAGACAAGGATATGGGCAACCTTATGTGTTTTGGACAGAAGGGAATAGTTTGAGAAGAACAAACTTTGCAGGATATGTAGCAAATAAGTTTAGTAAAGAAGTAGCAATTAAGTTAGCACCATCTATTGGTGCAGATGTAGCAAGTATGATTAGAGAAAAATTTAAAAATAATACAAAAGCAAAAGTGAGTTAATATGGCAAATACAGAGAAAATAGTAGTTCAGGTAGTAGTAAAAGGTGAAAAGGATTTAAAGAAGGTAGGTAAGTCAGCAGGAGTGAGTGCTATGAGTTTTGGGAAGATGGCAGGTGCGATTGGTTTGGCTGTTACTGCTTTTCGTGAAATTAACAAGCAAATAGGTGCTGCAATAAACACATTTAAGAAGTTTGAGTTTCAAATGGCTAAAGTTAAAGCAACAACTGGTGCTACTGAAAAGGATTTTAAGAAACTAACTGCTACAGCAAAACAATTAGGTAGAACTACATTCTTTACGGCTTCACAAGTAGGGGAGTTACAAATGAACTATGCTAAGTTAGGATTTACAACTTCTGAGATATTAGATGCACAAGAAGCAACATTAAGATTAGCGACTGCAACAGGTTCAGATTTAGCGAGAGCAGCAGTAGTGGCAGGTGCTGCAGTAAGAGGGTTTAATTTAGATGCATCAGAAACTGAAAGAGTAGTTGATGTAATGGCAGTAGCGTTTACAAGTTCTGCTTTAGATATAGAAAAATTCCAAACATCCATGACTAAGGTAGCACCTATTGCAGCAGGTGCAGGTATATCTATTGAGAGTACATCAGCAGTTATGGGTAAATTAACTGATGCAGGTATTGAGGCTTCTATTGCAGGTACATCTTTAAGAAATATATTCTTAAAAATGCAAGACTCCTCTTCTGATTTATCTCAACATTTAGGATTTACAATTAAGAGTAGTGCAGATTTAGAAAAAGCATTAATCCAATTAAATAAAGAGGGATTATCTAATGAGGAGATAATGGGTCTTGTTGATATAAGGCAAGTGGCAGCATTTGCGACAATGGTTAATGGTACTGATTCTATTTTAGACCTGACAGATGCTTTAGAACAGGCTAATGGTGCTGCTCAAGAGATGGCTGATATTATGGCTGATACCTTAGAGGGTGATATAATTACTGCTAAATCTGCATGGGAGGGATTCCAGTTATCAATTATGACAGGCTCTAGTAATGTATCTAAGATGCTAAGAACTGCTGTTAAAACTTGGACTTTCATATTAAACGGATTTTCAGATGACTTAAAGAGTACTGAGGATGTTGCAACAGATATGTTTACAAATGCTTCAAAGGCAGCAAAAGAAGAAACAAACAAGATAATCAAAGATAGAGGAGAGGGTGCTACTACTTACTCTAGGCAATTATTTGAAGAAATGCATCTTCTAAAGAATACTTTGAGGAGAAAAGAGGCATCACTTGAAGAATCACAAGATAGAATAAATAAACTAACTAAAGATGGGCAGTTAGGTGCATTTCAAGTAAATCAACAGGAGATTGCTGATGAAGAAAAAAAACTTACAGAGAAAACTCAGATATTTGAAGCAACAAAACAAGCGATAAAAGATTTAGCAGAAGAAGTTGAATTTCAAAAAGAGAAAGAAACTAATGCAGTAGTAACTGCTAATGCAAAACAATTCCAAGCAAACCAACAAGCGATAAGAGAAGAAGAAATAGCAGATAGAAAAAATCAACAAGCATTAGAAGAAACTCAAAGAGAAAAAGAAAAAACTCAAAGAGAAGCATTAGCATTAGAGAAAAAAGAATTTCAAGAAAGTCAAGATGCTTTAAAAATAGCATTAGAAGAAGAATTAAATGCAGATAAACAAAATTTAATAGATGGACTGATAACTAAAGAAGAATTTGATTTAAGAGTATTTGAAGCAGAACAAGCACATCTTGAGAATATGAAGAATCTTAATATTGCTTATGGTGAAGATGTTTCTTCTATTAATGGTCAGATATTAGACAATGAGTTAAATATGATTGCTGATAAGGCTGCTGCAGAGGCTAATGCTGCAAAAGAGAAAGAAGATGGTGCTAAAAAAGAAATAGCAGATAGAAAAGAAACAATAGATGGTGTTGCTCAATTAGGCGACCAACTTATAACTTTAGCAGGAGAAGATGAAAAAATGCAAGGTATTAGAAAAGCAGGTATTGCACTTTCTTCTGCTGCAGCAATAGCAAATAACATCCAAGCCTTATCAGAGATGACAGTTGGGGTTACATCACAAGCAAAACTTCCTTTTCCTGCAAACATAATAGGAATGGTTACTACTTTAAGTACAGTTGTATCTTTACTTGCTAATATTAAAGCAATGAAAAGTGCTTTTGGAGATGGTGGGGTAATTGAAACTTTTGCAAATGGTGGTATGGTGCATGGTAAATCACACGCACAAGGTGGTGAGAAGTTTGCAGTAGGTGGTAGAGTAGTTGAATTAGAAGGTGGTGAGGCTGTTATTAATAAAAGAAGTACAGCAATGTTTGGTAAACAATTATCAGCAATGAACTCTGCAGGAGGTGGTGTTAAATTTGCAGATGGTGGATTACTTAATATGCCTTCATTTAGCCAACAACAATTCAATGCAATAGGTCAGAATCAAATGATGGGTGCTATGGGAAGTTCTGGTAAAGTAGTAGTAGTTGAGGCAGATATTACTGATAGTCAAAACATAGTAAATGTAATACAGTCTGAGGCAACAATTTAATAATCAAAGAAATAAACAAATGTTTGTTGATAAAAAAACCAAGTTAGAAAGATTAGATATATGTAAAAGTTGTAGTTTTTACCGAAACTTTATGTTACTAAAGAAACCAAAAATAACAAGAGGTGCAAGGTGTGCTGAATGTAAGTGTTTCCTAGATGCAAAAACATCATTAACAAAAGAGTTTTTTGGTAAATGTCCTAAAAATAAATGGTAAAACTTTACAAATGAATTTTAAAGAAATCGCTGAAAGTTATAGTAAGCAAAAAAGAAGTATGATGACAGATGCTGTTATCACTAACATGAATCATACTAAAAATTTCACTACCTATCACTCTGAATCACTTAATATAATGTTTGCAGAATGGCACTTATTATTCCCTCAAAACAAGCAAGATATTAATTGTACTTCTTGCAGGGCAGCAGTTTGTAAGTTTTGGAATACTATGATGGATGAGTGGATTGAAGCCGAACAAACACCTAAAAAGAAAAATGCCTCAAAAAAAAGAAAGACAAAATAAGGTAGATGTAGTTAAAGACTTCATT